CTACGTCGGCTGCTCTGGTGCCTTCACGGTGGAGCAGATTTTGTCCCGGTATGCTCCCAAGGCCCAGATATGGGGGAATGATGTTTCTCTATATTCCGGGGTTCTGGGGGCATACCTGTCAGGGCAAACTTTCCGCCTGGAGATCCAGGAAGACAAATTCGCCTGGCTCGAACCCTTCCTGCAGGACGAAGAGGGCAAGGCTGCGGCGATGATGGTGCTCTTCGAGGCCTTGAAGTACGAGAAGGCCGACAATCCGTTCAAGGTGCGCCACTGGAGCCACTACCGGAACAATTTCGGGAAATTCCATCAGGCTACACGGGACAAGTTGCGAGAGCGGAAGGCAGGGATGCGCCTCAAAGCCTATACCAGCAAGGACATTTTCGGCCTCCTGGATGAAATCCCCAAGGACGCGGTGATCATCGCCTTCCTGCCCACCTACGCCGGCGGCTACGAGCGCATGTTCAAGCGTCTCGATGAAATATTTGATTGGGACCGGCCCACCTATGGCATGATCGACGAGGACCGGAAGAAACGCATCCTCACCAAGATGCAGGAGCGAGATTTTCTCTATCTGGACGACCGGGAGTGGAAGGGCTTGCCACTGGTGGCCATCGTGCGCAAGGCCAGGATGAAACCGGTCTATATCTACTCGAACATGAAGGCTCTGAGCCATGCGGTCTTGAAGCAGCAGCGTCATTCAGAATTCGCTCCCTTCGCCCGCCTTGGAGATGAAGATGAAATCACCCCGGCGTCCAAGCTCACCATCACCCCCACCACTAACCGAGTGGTGAACTATTTCCGGGACGTCTATCTGAGCAAGGGTGTTGGCATCCCATCGGACGGGGCAGCCCCCTACCTGGTGGCTGTCGACGGGAAGGTCTTCGGGTTCCTGATCTATGCCCGGATGCAGGGTCGCGGCAACCTCTATCTCCTGGCAGACTTTGTCGTCGATTCTACGCGCTATCCCAGGCTGGCCAAGTTACTGCTCCTGGCGACCCAGACCCGGGAGGTCCGGCGTTTCCTTGAAGAGAAGCTGCTCCAGGAGGTCCCCACCTGCACCACTATGGTTTTTACAGACAAGCCGGTGTCTATGAAATATCGGGGCCTCTATAAACTGGCCCGGCGCGATGAAGGCAAGCTGGTTTACGAAACGCAGATGGGCATCCATGACCTAAAGGCGGTTGTTCCGCTGTGGCTGAAAAAATACCAGAAGTAAGCACCAAGGACGCCCTGGTCATTCTTAACGAGAGGCTTGCCAGTACGTTTCCTTTCGCCCTGGAGTTGGTAGCCCCCAGCGACCTTAAGCTGCTGGAGAAAAATGCCCGCTACATGAAGGCGGAACAATTCCAGAATCTGGTGGAGAATATCAAGAAGGACGGCAATCTATCCCAACTCCCTTTCTGCTATCGGGAGGAAGACGGCAAGCTCCGAGTGCTCTCTGGCAACCACCGGGTGAGGGCGGCCATCGCCGCCGGGGTGGAACAGACCCTCGTCTTGGTTGCCCGGGAAGAAAAAACTCAGGATGAACGCCTTGCCATCCAACTTTCCCATAACGCCATTACCGGCCAAGATGATCTGGCTATTCTCAAGGGGCTCTGGGAGAGTATCCAGGACGTGCAATCAAAACTTTACGCCGGGCTCGACTCCGAAACTATCAAGAGCTTAGAGGGAATCAAATTTGCCGCCATTGCCGAGCAGCGCCTTCAATACAAGATCGCCAACTTCATGTTCCTTCCGGAAGAGCTGGAGGACCTAGACGCCCTGCTGAAAGAAACGGCCATCGCCTTTGCCGCCGACACTGTGTACCTGGCCAACCTAAAAACCTACGACGCCTTTTTTGACCTGGTGGTGAGGGTCAAGAAACGCTGCCAGATTAAAAACAGCGCCGCGGCTTTTCTGAAGCTGATGGAGTTGGCCCAGATTGGCCTGGAGCAGTTAATGAAGGTCGAGATAGCGGGAGGAGAAAAAAATACTTAAGAAAAAAGAACTTACAAAAATGTGATATGGTTTTTACAATAAGGTCACTTCCCCACCGCCCCCACAATCCGGGGGCACAATAGTTTGTAGGTAGGGCCAGCACCCCACCTGGTCCATGAAAAAATATTCCCCATTGCTCAAAACCAGCAAATCCTTATCATTCCTACGCCAAACGAGATCGCCAGGCCCCCGTAACGCCACGTTCCCCACTATACCTAACCAAATATCCATACCCTGACTGTGCCCCCAAACACCCCCTATAAGGTGCGTAAATGACGCCCCATTTCTGGCCCCTCCGACACACCGGAGACGCCCTGGCACACTGCGTGCATACCCCGCCGTCCCCGGTCGATTAAAATAAATTTCACAAAAGACATTTTGTATAACTTTTCACTTGACAAAATATACTAAAAGTATATGATTCAAATAAAAACACGATACACAAAGGAGATCAGCCTATAAGCCAAAAAACGGAAAAACCATAAAGGGCGGGCGAGACCAGGGAATGGGGTCTCAGCGAAAAAACCCGGAACAGCCGAACCAGGCCAGCCCAACTCCAGAGAGACCGAAACCTGAGAATGGTTCAAAGGCGGGGTGAGGGGGAGCAGCCCTTTAAAACTGCAAATCATTGGGCCGAGTGCAGTAGGCCCACCCCAGCAAAATAGATCGAATCTATCCGGTGGGTAGGAGGCGGCAAACCGAAACCGCATGGAACTGAGCACCAAGGCGAGGAACCTTTAAAGCTCAAGGGTTTGTGGGTTTACCTGAAAGAACCCTGGCAGACCGGCAGCCTCAAGCCGGAGCGGATAAGCCCGAACGGAAGTGAGCGAAACCGTAGGAGATGCGACGTAGCAGGCCCCCAGGGTAACCAGCCAAGTAGCGCGATGCGGTGGACGGAAGGCCGGGGCGGTGAAAGTATCGAAAACGGAAATAGGGCCGGGCGGGGAGGACGTGCGGAAGGAACTTTTAACTGATTTTGGCTCTGTTGATTAGGGGGTCAGGAGTTCTGGCGGATTCCTACCCTCACTTGAGCAGGGCAAATTCAAACCCCAAATGGAGGCAAGACGATGGCCTGGAGAAATTTTTCAGATCACAAAGAGGAAAGCAGGGCAGTCAAGGCCATGCTGAAAAAGGAATATTCGAATGTCAGGGTTCGTCATGGGCGGGGAACTGCCTGGGGGTGGCTGGAAATTTACCTCACTATCCCCCGCCCGGCTAATTGCCGGTGTAACGACCCCGAAGCCAAGCCCAATTCATGGGCGAATTGCCATATTTGCACGTCTGCCTGGCGAGGCGCTTATGATGAGGTGGGCCGCAAGGTGCGGGAGTTGACCGGGCGATCCGGTGAATATGGCGGGAATATCAATATTAGCCCTACCTTTGACCGGCCCGCCCCGGAAATCTAAACAAAATTGGGCCTCCCGCAGCCGCGAACTCCGGGAGGCCCATATCATCTTCAACTCCTGGAGGCAAGACGATGGAAGCCAGCTTAGCACTAAAATTCGAAGAAATCTGTTCGGGCCATGCTAAGGCCCCCAGGAAACCCCACCCTCGGATTTTCTCGGTTCATTCCTGGGATTGGAGTGCAACCGCAGGTCGGCAGCGATACCTCTTTTGGAACCGGGACCCCCAGGGCCGGGAATTTATCTGCGATTATCAGACCCCCGGCTGGCGCAAGGTCAGTATCCAACTGACTTTCAGCGGCATCACCGGGGAAGTGATTCGCCGGATTGTCAGGGGGCGGAATGATCTGAATTTCCGGGATATGAGGAGGCCATGCACTTCTAACGCTCAAGGAAGGGAAAGGACCATCACCGCAGGCCCCGGGCTTACCCCTCCGGTGTCCGGGGCCGGAGAGGAGAGAAAGATGCCCAAAGTATATCTCGAGGAAGACCTCATTATTGTTGCTGAAAGAGAAGAAGGGGAAGATGTGTGCCTTGACCTATCAGACCTCCAGAGTCTCGTTGCTCTCTTCCGGGATGCCAGAGATTGGCGGCGATTCCATACTCCGAAAAACTTGGCTCAGGCGATTGCCGCCGAAGCCGGGGAATTAAATGACCTCTATTTGTGGGAAAGGCAGCCGGAGCTTGTCCTGGTAGGGGAAGAAATGGCGGACATCCTGATCTATCTGCTTTTCCTGGCGGACGTAACCGGGACCAATCTGAGCAGACGCCGTTCTCAGAAAACTCCAAGTAAACGCCGAAAAATACCCGGCCGCAAAAGTGAGGGGAGATGACCGCAAATACTCAGATTATCCGGGTTGAAGGGGACTCTGTTCTGGTGGATTTCAAGGCGCCGTTTGATCTGGAAGCCTACCAGATATTCTTGCAATCCAAAAAACTGCCGGAGTACAATCTGTCGTATGGGTGGGAGTCGGATACCTACCAACTTCGGACCCCGGCCCGCTTCGCGCACATCTTCGGCCTGGAGGGGGTTGCTCAAGAGAAAGGCTGGCTTCCCTTCAATCCGCGGCTATTCGATTATCAACAATGGATAGTTCAGGACCTGGCCCTGCCCGCCAAGAGGTTCGCGGTGTGGTGCGATACTGGCCTGGGCAAGGCTTTTATGATGCTGGAGATTGCCCGACAGGTGGCCCACAAGACGCAAGGGCGGGTGCTTCTGATCGTTCCCCTCAACTTGGTGGAACAGACCATAGATGAGGCGGCAAAATTTTATGGCGGGGATTATCCAGAGATTGCCCGGCTCCAGTCACGGCAGGAGTTGAAAGAATGGTGCACAGGCCCAGGACCCGCGATTGCTATTATCAACCCGGATAAATTTATCCCCCGAAAAGGCGAAGCGGAAACCATCTCCGAGTGCCAATGGCTTGCTGGGGTTTGCCTCGATGAGGCGTCCATTCTCAAATCTGGTGGCGGAGTTATCAAATGGGCCTTAATCAAATCCTGCCGGGGCGTGGAATATAAATACACTTTCACGGCGACGCCGGCCCCAAACGAAACCATGGAATATGCTTCCCAGGGATCATTCCTGGAAAAGCTGCGAAATGAAGGGGAAATCATCTGGACCTTCTTTCAGCGCAATAAAGATGGGGAGTGGAAAGTCAAAGAACATGCCCGCCACGCCTTCTATCGTTTTCTTTCCGGCTGGTCTATCTACATGCGGAACCCGGTGCATTACGGCTTTCAGGACCACCTTGCGGGCCTGCCTGCCCCGGTGGTCAAAGAATATCCTCTGGAGATAACCCAAGAACAGCTATCCATGATCCAGCAGATTCCCGATAGCGCCGGACAAACGCAGCTTTTTGGCGATGGCGGTAAATTGGAGATGGTGCATCGGATTAAGTATTCCGAGATGGCCAAGGGATTTCTTTATCAGGGAGATGGGGCAGAGCGCCGGATAATCCCGGTGGATTCCCGGAAGCCCCGTTTTTGCGCGGACCTGGCCTTGCAGGATATGCAGGAAGGCTTGAAGGCCCTCATCTGGACGGTCTTTGATGAAGAAAGCAAAATCCTCTTTGACATGCTCAAGGGTTCCGGCTACCGGGTAGAAATCCTTACCGGCAGCCTGCCCAAGAAACAAAGGCCCCCGATTATCGAAAGGTTCCGCAAGGGCGAGAGTGACTGTCTGATTACCAAGGCCCCGCTCCTGGGCTATGGCCTGAATTTCCAGGTTTGCGGCTCTAACATCATCTCCGGGTTCACGGACTCGGAAGAACAGCGGTATCAACTGGAGCGACGGTCCTACCGCTTTGGCCAAACCAAGGCGGTCAAGATGCACTATCCCTATATTCCGGAATTGGAGGGGGTGGTTTTTGACAACATCTCCAGGAAGCGGGAGCGGATCATGGAAGAAGTGCGGATCATGGAGGACAACTATATTCAAGCCCTGAAGGAGAAATTATATGCCGGTAGAAGTTAATATCTGGAATCAGGATTGCATCCCGGGGATGCAAGAGCGCCTGGCGGATGAAAGCATAGACCACTGCGTCACCTCGATTCCCTTCGGCGCGCTCTTCAGCTACAGCCACAAACATGAGGACATCGGCAACAACCTGGATGGAATCAATGTCCATGAGGGCCAATTCGGTCTGCACATGCGCTTCTTTATCGAACAGCTTTTCCGGGTGATGAAACCCGGATCCATCACCGCTATTCACATTCAGCAGCTTCTCCGATGGAAAACCCAGCACGGCCACATGGGACTCAGGGACTTCCGGGGAGCGGTAATCACCCTTTTTGAAAACCACGGCTTTCAACCCCATGGGGAAGTGGCCATTGTCAAGAATCCCCAGGCGGTGGCCCGCCGACTGAATCTCCATTCCCTGATGTTTGCCACCGCCTACCGGGATTGCCGGGCACTGGCCCCGGCCATGAACGACTATGTGCTTTTCTTCCGCAAGCCGGGGGAAGGGCAGGCCCTCCATGGTCTCATTGAGGCGAACCGGGAAATCAAGCTGGTGGAACCTTCGCCCATCCTGGAATATCTGCATGACTCTGGGTTCAATGGGTTCGCCGTCAAGCGGGTGCGGCCAGATTACAAGACCATCCCCTACCAGATCGAAACCTGGGAGGAAAAGACCGGCCTCACAAAGACCAAGACGGTGACCGGGGGGAAATATATTAACCCGGATGGCTGGTTTACTAAGCTCGATTGGATCAAATGGGCGCACGGCTGCTGGTCCGACATTCAGGAGATTGACACCCTGGAAGGCTATAAAAAGTGCAAGGAAAACCAGGAAGAAAGGCACGTCTGTCCTCTACAGCTCGAGGTCATCCGCCGCTGCATCAAACTCTATTCTGCCCCCGGAGACCTGGTGCTCGACCCCTTCATGGGCATCGGTTCCACGGCCTATGTTGCCATGGAGCAGGGGCGGGGTTGTGTTGGTTTCGAACTCAAAGAGAGTTATCACAAATTCGCCCTAAACAATGTCAAGGTGGCTAGGGGAAAATTTGAGTCTTCCCGGAATGGCCAAATCAAAAACCTCTTTTCGATGGAGCAAGAAACCCATGCAGGCCTCTTATTTTAACCATCCCGGCCTCGACCCCACGGACCCCCGGCTGGTGTCCATCGCAAGGTGGGCGCCAAAGGGGTTTAAGCATGTGCGGCATTATCAAAAGCTGGCCCCCTGGAAAGACATGAAGGGCTTGACAGAAGACGATTTTCGCTACATTTACCAGGACGCCATCCTGGATGTCCTTGACCCCCAAAAAGTTTTCGAGGAACTCGGCCCCGATGCGATCCTGCTCTGCTGGGAAAAACCCGGCGAGTTCTGCCACCGGCGGATGGTAGCGGAATGGTTGGAGGTGCATTTGGGCATCGAGGTGCCGGAGTATGAGGCCCCGGAGAAATAGGGAAAACTTTTTTTAAGGGATTTATATATTTAACTCCATCGGAGGAAAAAATGAATTGTTCTTGCTGTGGTGAGGTTTTGGAAGAGGACGCTGATGGTGATCCTTATACCTATGGGCCAGAGGAGGATCTGTGTTCTGATTGTTACCATGATCAATATAAATTTTCTGCTGTGCCTGTGAAGATTATGGACAACGAGATGACCAGCATAAATTCACTGTGGTCTTTGATAAAGAGGCCGGAGTTGCTCCTGGAATTTACCGTATAACGCACTACCCTTATTATGTTGATGCCATGCTATATGGCTGGTTAATACGGTCCTCCTTGGAATTACTGGTCTCCTTGCCATTTCAATGGCTTGCTTATATGAGTACAACCGGGAGAAAAGTTTATCGCAACCTGGTTGAGGGTGGAGAGCCAAGCGGGTATTTGGCCGCGGGATTATGCGCTGACTGCCAAAAGACCATATTGAATCAGCTTAGAAAATGTGAATAGGGAGTTAAATATATAAACCCTCTTTAAATAAAGACATCTTTTCTGGAGGGAACGTATGAGCATCTTCAAAGACCCAACCATCAATGCCATGGTGGACGCGGTGGATAACCCGAAGAAGTCCCCCACCTTCGGCATTGGTCTGGAGCCGGAATATTCTCCGGAAGACTACCCGATCAATATTCGGTTTGTTTGCCAAGGGATGGTGAAGGTGCCCCAGGAAGCGGTGCCTCCAGACCTCAAAGCCCGAACCCGGCAAGAAATTATGGAATGGGCCCGCAATTACTGGCAGATACTCTCCAGAGAAGACCTGCTGGTGGCGGTTGCCTATCTGGACATCGAGGAAGACGCTTCCCCGGGGGCGGTGGAGGAAAACGACGGCGATGATTATGAAATCCTTGCCGAAACGCAGGAGTGGTTTCAATTCAACCAGCCTTTCCCAACGAACTTACAGAAGGTGCTCTATGGCAATACGACCCTCGAAGCCTAAAGAAACTAAAGAAAAGGGAGCCTCCCCCAAGAAGGCCCCCAGGCAAAGAAAGTCTTCGCAAACTTCGCCGGACCCCTTATCGAACCCGGCTGGCACCGCGTACCTGTCCCAAATATACCCGAACCCCGATCAGCCCCGCAAGATATTTAACGAGGCCAAGCTGGAGGAACTGTCTCAATCCATCAAGGAGCATGGGTTAATCGAGCCCCTGGTGGTGGTGGAGCGGCCCATCAAAAGGACAGCTAAGCTCTTCATGATAGTGGCCGGGGAGCGGCGCTGGCGAGCCTGCCAAATGGCCGGGTTGGTCATGGTCCCGGCGCGTGTCCTCAAGGCCGATGATAACCAAATCGCAGAAATGGCCTTGGTCGAGAACATCCAGCGCCAGGACCTCACGCCTTTGGAAGAAGCCCGGGCTTTTAAAGAGATGCTGGACCGCGGCTACACCCGGGAGGACCTGGCCCAAAAACTGGGGTTCAAGCAGGTCTGGCGAATCGATGAGCGGCTGTCGCTCTTGAACTTGGCCTCGAAATATCAGGACGCCCTAATCTTCGGCGCCCTCTCCCCTTCCCAGGCATTCGAGATCAGCCGACTGGAGGACCCGGAGGACCAGGAGATCGTTTTCCAGAAGATCGGCTCCGGCGGCCTTCCCACCTATAACCACCTTCGGAAATTTGTGGGCGCCATGATCGACTCAAAGCGTGAAAAGACCCTTTTTGTCCTCCCCAAAAAGGAGGACCTGGAGACGGTTTCCCGGTGGGAGAAGGCCCTGGATGCAGTTACCGGCCTGGTGGTCAAATCCTTCGGCCCAGATGATTGCAACGTCCTGGCCAGGGTGATGAACGGCAATTCTGCCAAGAACCTGGAGAAAATCAACCTAATTATTAGGCATCTGAACCTGATCAAGAAGACGCTGCTGGAGAATGCTTCAAAGCAGGAAGTGCAATCACTTAAAGGAGGTGATCCCATATTCCCAGCACCATCTTTTTCCAATGTCGCAAATATCGGGAGCGGATGAGCTTACATGATTGCTATCTGCAACAATATACGGCCGAGACACACCTTTTTCACCGGAGGGAATTGGGGTGCCACCCCTTAACCAAAACCTGTTTTGCCTGTAAACAGGGACGCTTCAATGTTGAGGCCCTGTCCCTCATTTCCCTTCTCAAGAACTCATCTCTCGCAGTTCAAAAAGCATATCTTGACGACCCAAGGAGGTAAAGATGCAATTCACCATCGACAAAGACGCGTTCCAAAAAGCCATCGCCTGGGTCCAGGGAGTTGTGGGCCGGCGGGGCACTATGCCCATCTTAAGTCATGTGCTCATCAAAGCCAATGGAGACACCCTGGACCTGCTTGCCACGGACCTCGATCTTTATTGCCGCGGCCAAGCTCCGGCCCAGGTGACCGAAAAAGGCGGGGTTACGGTCTCCGCGGCCAAACTCTTTTCCTTGCTCAAGGAGTTGCCCCCCGGTGAGGTTGAGGTCCATACGACCGACCGGCATAACCTGATCATCCGGCGGGGTGAATCGAAATACACCCTAATCGGGCTTTCCCAGGACCAATACCCCGATCCCCCGGTTCCCCAGGCGGAGATGCTGGAGATCGCCAGCAAAACACTAAAGGATATGTTGGCCAAGGTGCTTTACTCTGTGTCGGCTGATGATATGCAATACCACCTTTCTTCCATCCTCCTGGAATCAGCGGAAGACAAGCCCCTACGCACAGTCTCCACCGACGGCCACCGGCTCACCTTGATCGAACGGTCCCTGGCGCACCTGGCCAGTGAATCGCCGATCCTGCTGCCGGCCAAGGGCGCACGGGAGATTATACGGTTCCTGGAAGGCGAGAAAGTGCAGATTGGCATTTCCGGCGACAAAAACCGGCTGCTTCACCTCCAGGACGGTGGCCGACAACTCTCCATTCGGCTGGTGGATAAGAGGTTCCCGGAGTACCAGCGGATTATCCCGGACGGCTGGGCGCACGGCTTCACCTTCCGGCGGCAGGAACTGATCGACGCCCTGAAACGATTGACGGTGCTGTCTTCCGAGCGGTTCCGGATGGTGATCTTCGAATTGGGCCAGGAGGAAGCCGAACTCACCTTTGAAAGCCCGGAAGAAGGTGAAGGCAGGGAAACCCTTTCCGTCCTTAGCTACTCCGGGGACAGCGACGGCCTCCCTCTCAAGATCGGCCTGAACGCCCGCTACCTCCTGGACCCGTTGCTGGCCATGGCTGGAGACGAGGCGGTGTTGCAGATCAATGAGGGTGACCGCCCCTGCCGCATTATGGACCCGGCGGACCCGGATTATTTCAGCATGGTAATGCCGGCGAAATGTTAACCGCAAAGCGGTTAAAATTTAGAAGGGCGGTTCCTTCTGGGGCCGCCCCTTTTTTTTGAAAGAGGCGAATATGGCAAAGTTCAAGCCCGAAAACCTGAAAACCACGATCTTCCCCTGTTTTTGCGGGGATCAGGTAGAAATCAAAGTGCGAACCGACAACCTTCAGGCCGGAGAGTCCCTGATTTACAAATGCAAAAACTGTAAGGTCGATTGGAATATCCGGGTGCGGGAGCACGCCATCAAGTACCGGGAGGTGTCTTATGTCTAAAGACCTTTTTTGGCCCTGGCGTGGCGGCACCCGCCAAGAAAAACTGATCGCCACCGGCTACCTGGCCCTGCTGATACTGGGTGGGCTGGCGCTGCACGCGGCGGCGTGGTGATTAGGGGGTGGACCGTGAATCGGCCCACCTGTAAAACCTGTCGATTTTTCAACTTCAAGGTAAGCGCGGACTTTGCTTGGGGAGAATGCCTTAATCAAGAAGTCCGAACTGCCACATATCTGTCATTCTCCCATGTTCACGAAATATTTAACCATCCAGAGCCGCGATCTCTGTTGGAAGCACTTAAATACTATACCCGCATAGAATACCGAGAAGACCTTTTTGGGTGCCGATTTCACCAGGATGATAAGGAGGATAATGAAAATAAGGAGGATGCAATTTGAAAAACATCCATTATGAAACCCGCGACACCAGCGGCAACGAACTGGTGACACTAACCTATGATCGGCTTATCGACTCCCGAGAGACGGGGCGGCCTGGTGTTTCGTCTTCGGCGATGAAGGCCCGGTTTACCTGCCCAAGTCCCAAGTCGAGGACATTATCGAAACCCGCAAAGAAGTCATCATCCCCCGCTGGCTGATGGAGGCCAAAGGATTGGAGGGGTATTTGACATGAAGATCAAGGCGATTTCTCTCTGGCAACCCCATGCAACCCTCTTTTCTTTGAGACTGCGCCACATTGAGACCCGGGGTCAATATTTTTCTTATCGGGGACCAATATTGATTTGCGCCGCCAAGGAGTGCAGAGAGGCCAAAAGGTGGTATCTGGAAAGCTCGTACACGCATTACCTCTTAGGTAGATATGGGTTTCCCCATTGGCGATCACTTCCTTATGGCCAAGCCGTGGCCGTTGCCAACATGACCGGCTGCCGCAAAGCCGAAACCTTCACTCCCGATGAAACGGGGGGCGATATTTGGGGCGACTTTTCCCATGGCCGATATGGATTAATTTGGGAAAACATCCGCCCCATCGACCCCTTCCCGGTCAAGGGCAAGCAAGGCCTTTTCGATGTGGAAGTGCCTGATTCCCTCTTTAAATAAAAACCCTTTCAAGGAGGCTTTATGATTAAGAATCTAACTCCCCGCCCTGCCGAAAAAGGCCGGATCAAAATCGGCGGCTTGGGGGATGAGCGCAAGAAGAAGGATGGTTCCGGGACATACATGCTCCCGGTCAAATACGATCACTTCGAGATCGTCACCATGCAGCGGGACGCGGCCGGCCGGTTCATCAAAGACTCGGCCCTGATGGACCGCCTGATGCAGGCCCAGAACGTCCAGAAGCTCCTGGAAATCCCGATTCGGCTGCTCTTCGATGATCCGGACCTGAACTTTTTCACCCGTTATGCGGCCTACTCCGGCAAGAGCATCTGGTGTTCCGGCGATGGTGAAGAGGCGCAGCGGATCGGCAAAGACGGGAAGTTTTCTCCGGTTCAATGCCCCTGCGAGCATCTGGAGGCCACCTATGCCGGGCAGATCAAGTGCAAGCCCCTGGGGAATCTCCGCTGCCTGATTGAGGGGGTTGACCGGGTGGGCGGCATCTGGTCCTTTAGAACCACCTCCTGGAACACGGTTAACGCCATCCTCTCCAGCATGGCCCTAATTAGGACCATTACCGGGGGTCCGCTGGCAGGAATTCCGCTTAAGATGGTTCTGGCCCCCAAGACGGTAAATACCCCAGACGGGAAAAGCATGGTGGCCTACATCGTCTCCCTGGAATACCGGGGCGCAGAGGAAAAGCTGGCCGAGCTCGGTTACGAAATCGCCCGGCGCCGGGCTGAACATCAAATCAGGATGGACATGGTAGAGGTGGAGGCCCGAAAGCTGCTGGTGGCTCCCCACCAGGAGCCGGTGGAACTCCAGGCGGAAACCGCGGCGGAATTCTATCCAGATACAGGGGAGGCTCCTGACACCAAAAAATCACCCCCGCCAAGCCCCCAGGAAGCACCAGGAGCAGTCGCACCCTCTGACCCGGTACATACCCCCTCCTCTTCCCCCGAACCCACTACAGGTCCCAGCACGCAAAGCCATGCAGTGAAAAAAGGGAGTAGCCTAACCCTCCCGGAGGTGATGGAAGCCTGCGAGAAACAGGTGCACGTCGAGTTGCCGGTTACCCTGGTCACTACCGAAGGCGTCCAGATCGGTGAATGGGTTGACCGCTACTTCGTCGAAGAAATGACCCATCTGGTCTTCGAGATGCGGCCGGACCTGGCGGAAGTGGCGCAAGGGTTGACCAAGGCCGACATTTTCAAGAGCTTCTTGGAGTCCGGGCGGAAGGTGATCTTTCAGGCTCCGGGGACGGGGCCGGTGGAGCAGGAAGAAGAACCGCCCACCATTCCCGCAGAGCAGGCCGCGGCCCAAGGTGCAGGCGGAGCAGGTGCAGGCAACGGCCGGAAGGGTCCGGCGAAGGCGCTGTTTTAGATAAAGCCAAACTTTCGAAAAAGAGGAGAAACAAGAATGGTCAAATTTTCGGCAATTTTGGAGATTAAAGCTGCCCTCAAGGCCGTGGAGAGGAACGGCTACGCCCTCCGGTACGTCAAGGACCAGAGCGAGGCCGTATGCCTCAAGGCCGTGGAGAGGAACGGCGACGCCCTCCAGTACGTCAAGGACCAGAGCGAGGCCGTATGCCTCAAGGCCGTGGAGAGTGACGGCGACGCCCTCCAGTACGTCAAGGACCAGAGCGAGGCCGTATGCCTCAAGGCCGTGGAGAGGAACGGCGACGCCCTCCAGTACGTCAAGGACCAGAGCGAGGCCGTATGCCTCAAGGCCGTGGAGAGTGACGGCGACGCCCTCCGG